GGCCCTGGTGTTCAACAAGCAGGCCGTTGGTACGGTGAAGCTGATGGACCTCAAGATGGAACAGACCGGCTCTGACATCCATGCCCTGTGGCAAGGCACGTTCATGGTCGGCTCCATGGCTTGCGGCACCAACGTGCTGCGCCCTGACTGCGCCATTGAACTCACCTTCACCACCGCGTGAGGCGTCGGGGGCTTTCGGGCCCCCTTTCTTTTCCTTTTGCGACTTAGGCCATGCCCCTCACCCGCACCACATACCTTGAGGCTGTAAACCTGGTGTTGCAGATGATGGGCGAGGCCCCGGTCAGCGGCTTGACTGGGCAATTTGGACTGTCACAGCAGGCAAGCGACGCTATTGCGACAGCTAGTCGCAAGGTGATGATGGAAGGCTGGTCGTTCAACACCGACTACCAGCGCACGCTGCAGAGAGACAGCGTTACCAATCAGATTGACGTCCCTGCTAGCGCATTGCGCGTTGAGATCAACCGCTTTGACTATTCCAGCCTTGACATCGTGCAGCGTGGCTCAAAGCTGTACGACCGCAAGAACAACACCTACGTCTTTACCCAAGACATAAAGGCTGATGTGTCGTTCGGCTTGGAGTGGGATGAGCTGCCTGAGCACGCCCGTCGGTTTATTGCTGTGACTGCTGGCCGCGAGCTGCAACAGTCCATTGTTGGCTCTAGTGAGCTAGATAAAATCAATTACGGCATGGAGCTTGAGGCTCGGTCAGCTTTTATGGAGATAGAGACAACGACCTCAAGCCACAACATGCTGCAGGGGAACCCCAACATTGCAGGCCCCTACCTGAGCTACATCCCTTCGCAAGCCTTGCGTCGTTGAGCCATGCCCTTAGTCAGCAGCACCATCCCCAACCTGATCAATGGGGTAAGTCAGCAGCCTGCTGCTTTGCGTTTGGCATCACAGGCCGAAGCTGTCGTCAACTGCATGCCTAGCCCGGTAGAGGGCTTAAAGAAACGACCACCCTTTAACCACATCAAGCAAATCTTTGCAGGCACTGCAGGCACTGGCCGCCCGTTCTTTACGGTGGTGGACCGCGACAGCGCCAATCGGTGGGGTGTGCTGCTACAAGACCAAGCCATAAAAGTATTTGACCTAGACGGAACGTTGCGCACGGTCACAGCACCCAATGGGCTGAACTACCTGGATGTCACGGGAGAGCCCAGCAAGCAGTTCCGTGTAGCTTCCATTGCCGACTTCACCTTCATTGTCAACCGAGAGAAAGTTCCTGCGTTGCTGACTGGCGGTGGGGACAAAAGCCCCACTTGGGGCACAAAGTCGATGGTGTTTGTCAAAGCCGCCCAGTACAACGCCACGTACTCCGTGACGGTAGATGGCACCACTGTGAGCTTTACCACGCCTGCCGTCGGTGGCGGCCAGCCAACCACGCCTGGTATTGCAACTAGCCTGCGCAACAGCCTGGCGGCATCAGCCCTTGGAGGTTCATTCACCTTTACGGTAAACGACTACATCATCAACATTGAGAAAAACAATGGCGGCAGCTACACGCTTGCTGCCACTGATGGCTATGACGGGCAGTCAATCCGTGCCATCAAAGGTGTTGTCAGCGGCCTTAGCGACCTACCCACCATCGCCCAACACGGTTTCATCGTGGAAGTGCAGGGCAACACGGCCACTGACTTTGACGACTGGTATCTAGTTTTTGAAGCCAACAACGGCAGTGGCTTTGGCGCAGGAGTGTGGAAAGAGACCGTAGCTCCGGGCATCGACTACAAGCTGGATCCAGCGACCATGCCCCATGTGCTGATACGCAATGCCAACAACACCTACACCTTTAAGCAGTTCGACTGGTCAGCGCGTAAAGCTGGTGACACCACAAGCGCACCGAACCCCAGCTTTATAGGTCGAGCAATTAACAACGTGACGGTGTTCCGCAACCGCCTAGCTTTGCTGACCGACGAAAACGTGGTGATGTCGGCAGCGGATGAGTTTGAGCGGTTTTTTCCTGAAACCGTGCAGACGGTCCTGGACTCAGACCCGATTGACCTCAGTTGTGGCGGCAACCAGGTCAACATCTTGCTAGCTGCTGTGCCATTTGCAAGCACGCTGCTGCTGTTCTCCCGGCACGGTCAGTTCCGTATGGACAGCGGTTCGTTGACCGTGCAACCGCTTACGCCCAAGAGCGCCAACATCACTGCGATGACGACTTTTGAGTTGTACGACGGTGTAGATCCGGTTGCTGCTGGCCGCACCATCTTTTTCCCAATACCCCGAGGGGAGTACAGCGGCCTGCGGGAATACTTCTTGCCAGACACCACAAGCCCAGTACCTGCTTCGGATGAGGTGACGTCGGCAGTGCCGCGGTTCATCCCTATCGACATTGTTCAGATGACAGCCTCCGTGTCAGAGGAGTCTGTGGTTCTAGTGACCAAGAGCCATCCCACACGGATCTACTTGTACAAGTTCTTCTTTCAAGGCGACCAGAAACTGCAAAGCGCCTGGTCGTATTGGGAGGTGTCAGGCGCCAAGTCGATTATCGGCATCCAGTTTGTCGACAGCGATCTGTACGCAGTGGTCGAGTACGCAGATGGCGTGTACCTGGAAAGAGTAATTGTCCGCCCGGAAAACGTAGATGCAGGCGCCACCTACGAGTTGCTGGTAGATCGCAAGGCGATTGAGACCACTTGCACGGTGACACTAACCAACCCAGCCGGCTTGGATGTGCAGTCAACCATTACGCTGCCCTACCCCCGCAACACCACAGCGCAGATGGTGGTGGTAGGGCGAGAGCATGCGGGCAACACCATCCAGCCAGGCGTGGTGATTTACCCCATCAGCCAAACCTCCAACTCCATTACGGTGCGAGGAAACCTGACAGCATCCAAATTCTTTGTCGGTGAGTTGTACAACATGCGGTATGAGTTTTCTACCCCGTATCTGAAGGAGCAACCGCAGGGTGGTGGCATTGCAGTGATTGGTGGTCCCAGGCTGCAAATGCGCAACTGGACGCTGATACACGACAAGAGCGGGCACTTTGAGGTATCGGTCACCCCGCGTGGTCGAGACACCAAAACGCATCCGTACAACGGTTTGATGGTTGGCGATGGTGCCGTCCTGGGTCAAGTGCCGCAAGTTGTGGGCAAGTTCCGCGTGCCTGTGCTGGCGCAGAACATCGACACCAAGATCGAGATCAAAAGCAGCAGCCCACTGCCATGTCGAATCCAATCAGCAGAATGGGAGGGCAGCTACTACAGCCGGACGCAACGCCTGTGACCCTGATTGGCTACACCCGCATCAGCAAGGCATCAGACATCCCGGTAGTAGCCGCCAACATGCGTGTAGAGGACGTGGCTGAGGTGCTGGCAGCAGAGGGCCAAGGGCCCAAGGAGGCGCTGCTGTTCTGCTTTATGGCAGGCAAGCCCTGCATGACCATCTGCAACAGCAAGGACAAACCCATAGCCATGTGGGGCGTTACGCCTGATGCAGGTAAGGTGGGACGAGTATGGATGCTGGGCACCGACGAGCTAGTTGGTGACCGGCGTATTCGAGTCCGTTTTCTAAGGGAGGTCAAGGCGTATCTCAAGGAGCTGTTTAAGACCTACGCTGTGCTGTGGAATTGCGTCGATGCCCGTAACACGGTTCACATACGATGGATCCAGTGGATGGGCTTTACCTTTGTTGCTAAGCATCCAAACTATGGGGCAGAAGGTCGGTTGTTTTTGGAGTTTTGCCAAGTAAGCCCATGTGCGCTCCAGCCGCTGTAATTGTCCCCATTGTCTCCGCTGTTGCGTCAGCGGGCCTTGGTATTTATGGCGCCGTTGCCGAGGGCCAGGCGGCTCAAGAACAGGCGCAATACAACTACCAGGTGCAGCAGGCGCAAGCCGAGTACCAATTTGCTGAACAGCAGCGGCAGATGGACTACCAGTTCCAAGAGCAGCTGCGCATGGCTGAGTACAACTATCAAAACCAGGTGGCACAGCGAGACGCTGAGTACCGCAATGCGTCCTTGCAATTCGACTTCCAGATAGCTGAGCAACAGCGGCAGTATCAATACGAGCTAGCGGTCAACCAGCAAAACTTTGAGTACCAGCAAGCCCAGGTCGCTGCTAACCGTGCCTTTGAGCTGCAAAGAGAACAACAGCAGAAGTCGGTTATGGAGTTGAACTCTGAGCTGGCAGGCATTGCCTACGGCAACGACCTACGCCTGATTGACTTGCGCTTTATGCAGGAAGAGGAAGCTGCCGCACAAAGCAAGCTGAAAGCAGCAAGGGAGATTGCTCAGGAGCGTGCAGCTGTACGTGCATCAGGCCGCACTGGCAACGTTGTAGACAACTTGCTAGCTGATTACTCCCGACAGCAAGCCCAGTTTGATTACGTCACCAACCGCAACCTGGCCTTTGCAGGTGCTGACCTGCAAGAGCAGAAGCGCGGCAGCCAA